GAACATCCGAAACCGAGTGAAGGAACTGCGGTACGTTGCCGCCAGCCAGTTGCAGCCGAACCCCAAGAACTGGCGAACGCATCCAGAAGGGCAGCAGAACGCCCTACGCGGCATCTTGGCAGAGGTCGGCATCGCTGGTGCTGTTCTGGCCCGGGAGACCCCAGAGGGTGGCCTGATGCTGATTGATGGGCACCTGCGGGCGGAGACACTGGGCAACGCTGATGTGCCGGTGCTGGTGCTGGACGTGAACGAAGCAGAGGCTGACAAGATCCTCGCCACGTTCGACCCGCTGGGAGCGATGGCCGAATCAGACGCGGACGCCTTGCGGGCACTGCTTGAGGAGGTGGAGACGGGGAGCCAAGAGCTTGCCGACATGCTGACGGCGTTGGCGGAAGATGCGGGGATCACGCCCCCAGACTTTGAACCGGCGAGCATCGACGATCAGGGGCAGCTTGACCAGAAAGCCCCGATCACTTGCCCGCACTGCAATCGGGAGTTTGTGCCGAAATGAACAAGGCAGACCTGAAGCTCGATTGGTGCAGCCACGAAGCCGCGAAGTATGCGTGTGAGAAGTGGCATTACAGCCGGTGTATTCCAAAGTCGAAGCTGGCAAAAGTGGGTGTTTGGGAGGGCGACTCTTTCATCGGTGCTGTAATCTTTGGTGTCGGTGCAACCCCGGCAATCGCCAAGCCATTTGGATTGCAGTCAACGGAGGTGTGCGAATTGGTTCGCGTTGCATTAAGGGAGCATGCGGCAAGTGTTTCGCGGATTGTGTCCATCGCGATCAAAATGATTCGCCGATCTTTTCCAAGAACTCGGCTTGTTGTGTCATATGCTGACGAATCGCAGGGACACATCGGGACCATTTATCAGGCTGGTGGCTGGGTTTTTTGTGGGAGTTCAAGAGACACGTACATCAGGGTGAATGGAAAGGTTGAACATAGGAGGGTGTTGTCTCATCGCTACGGAACAAGTTCGATTGGCAAGCTGCGCGGCATCGATCCTGAGTGCCAGACGATTGAAAGCGGACTGAAACATAAATATCTGATGCCGTTGGATTGTGAGATAAAAGCCCGCATCGAACCTCTACGAAAGCCATACCCGAAACGCGAACGAAGTGCAGACAGCGGCACACCCGGCAACCAGTCGGGAAGGGGCGGTGCAATTCCGACCCGTTCGCTCCAGACACCCGGGGGTGAAGGATGATCAGGCCAGCCGATGACAAGCCGCTAAAGGGGGGATTGGGGGGCGGTGCGAAGCCGACTCCTCCGCCTGTTCCCACTGTGGCACAGATCGACCCTCGAACACCCGGGAAAGATCTGCGGCTGATCGCGTCGGCTGTGCGGAAAGGCTGGGTGATTCCCGATGAGGCGATGACCGTTCTTCCGGCTGCCTTGCTGCGGGTGGCGTTGGATAAGAATGAGGAAGTCCGGGCGAGGGTCAACGCGGCGAAGGTGGTCGTGGCAATGCACGGGCAGAACGAGCCAGCGCCGGCGGCTGCGGTGCAGGTGAACGTCAACGGGACGGCGGACACGGTGGCGGCAATGCTCCAGGAGCCGGGATATGTCCGATACGCACAGGGCGAGGCAGTGTCTGACACCGGCACTGTTTGCCCGGGCAGCAACTGACGGGCGGTTTCTGTTGCCTCGGCATGTCGCGGCAATCTCCGAAGCCATCTGCGACACGATCACCGGCCGCAGCGAGCCTATCCTGTTGATCGAGGCTCCCCCCCGGCATGGGAAGAGTGAGCTTGTCAGCAAGTTCTTGCCCGCGTGGTATCTCGGGGTGTGGCCAGATCGGCGGGTCATGCTGGCAGCGTATGAGGCGACATTCGCGAGATCGTGGGGGCGCAAAGCCCGGCAGGTGTTTGTGGAGTCGGCGTGTCCGGTGTTCGGTCGGGGACTGTCGGGGGACAACTCGGCGGCGGATGACTGGAGCACAACCGCAGGCGGTGGCATGTCCACGGCAGGTGTGGGCGGGCCGATGACGGGGCGTGGTGCTCACCTGCTGATCGTCGACGACCCGGTAAAAAATGCGGAGGAAGCGTTGTCGGCGACGACCCGGGAAAACCATTGGGACTGGTGGCAGTCCACGGCAAGCACGCGATTGGAGCCGGGGGGCGTGGTCATCGGGATCATGACCAGATGGCATGAGGACGACATCTTCGGGCGGCTGCTGAAGGGCGGGGGACAGATCCGGCGGCTGACGTTGCCGGCGCTGGCCGAGCCGGGGGACGTGCTGGGCCGACAGCCGGGGGAGGCGCTCTGGCCCGAGCGGTATCCTGTCCAGCGGCTGGAGCAGATGCGGCGGGAGCGGTCGGAATACTGGTGGCGTTCCATGTTCCAACAACGCCCCGGCAAGTGGGGGGAGAGCAAATGGGGTCAATACCTGGGGGACAAGGTCACGGCTGCCAGGTGGCCCGATGCGTTTGAGTTCGGGGTGGTGGCGGTTGATCCATCGCTGGGTGCCGATGACCGGAAGGGCGACTACTCGGCGATCGTCTTCGTGGGGCGTGCCTCGGGTCGGCTGTGGGTCGACGCGGACATCAGGCGGCGGAGCGAGACGGAGATCGCAGCGGATGCCGTGGGGATGTACGCCAAGCATCGGGCGAACCTGATGGTTCTCGAAGGCAACGGCTTCCAGCGGGTACTCGGCGAGTCGTTCCAGAGTGCGGCCATGTCTCACGGGATCATGCTGCCCCTGCAAACAGTGATCAACACCGGGAACAAGATCCTCAGGTTGTCCTCCCTCGGCCCTCTGCTGGCGGCGGACATGTTCCGATTCTCGGACTCGCAGGGCTCCCGGCTGCTGCTGGATCAACTCGGGGAGTTCCCTCGTGGCGACCATGACGACGGCCCGGACGCCTTGGAAATGGCAGTCAGGACACTGAACGGGATCGCGGCAACGGAATACGATGCGGAGGAACTGGCATACACTCCATGACTCTGGGCCGGTATCGTAGTCTGATCGTGTGGTGTGTCTGCGGGCATCCAATGCGGGTGCGTTCATCGTGGGGCAGGACAGAATACCGCGAGTGTCTGCGGTGTGGGCGAAAGATCAAACGGACGAGGCGAGACAATGAGCGAAGCGATCCGGGCACTGCTGGAAGCGTTTGTCCCCGAGACGATCGACCGTAGGCAGTACCTGTACGATGACCCGACGTTCGGGTATCCGACGGCGGTCAACCCGTTCACCTCGGTCACCGATCGCAGCGATGGGCGGTTCAAGCCGTACTACGACTCGGAAGTGGACCTAGCCTACATCCGGGGGGCGGCGCGTAACCTGTCGCTGTTGACGCCCGTCGCTACGGCGGCCCTCGATAGGCTGGCGGAATACACGTTCGGGCCAGGGTTCGAGTTCACTGCACAGGGTGCCGATCCGCAGTTGGTCGAGCTGTGCCAGCGGGTGATCGATCGGTTCGTGGATGATGTGGACATGGTCGGCTCCCTCGATCGGGAGTTGCATCACCGCAGTCGGGAGGATGGCGAGGCGTTCGGCTACCTCGAACTCGGCACGAACGGACGCCCAACGTTGTGCATGGTCGAGCCGGACCAGATCCGCGAGCCGGGCAACACTCGGCAGCTAGAGGACTGGCTGCAGGACTTCGAGGGCGTTACCTCGTGGAGCTACGGTGTGCGGTCCCCGGCCAATCGTCCCGCCGAAGCCCTCGGGTATCACCTGTCGCGGGATGATGGGGGCTTGGACTGGGACTACATCCCCTCCCGCAGGATGGTCCACATCAAGCGGAACGTGAGCCGCAATGCCAAGCGGGGCGTCTCCGACACGTTCTTGGTGGTCGAGGAGATCAGCAGGGAGGCGAAGTTGCGGCGGAACATGGCAGAAGGTGCGGCGCTTCAGTCGGCTATTGCGTGGATTCTGGAGGCTCCCCCTGGGACGTCACAGGCCAGCATTCAGACCCTCGGGGCGTCCGATGCCGTGGCACAGTACGGGCGGCAGGTGGTCGGCGGTGGACAGAAGACGCAGAACGTCCAGCGGTACAAGCCGGGCACGATCCTCAAGCCATCGCCGGGGCTGGTCTACAAGCCGGGGCCGATGGGAGCCGAACGAAACAGCGGCTTCTTGGAGGTGTCGCAGTACGTCCTGCGGATCGTCGGGACACGCTGGGCCATGCCGGAATACATGGTCAGCGGTGATGCGAGCAACGCCAACTATGCGTCGACGCTGGTGGCCGAATCCCCATTCGTCAAAGCGAGGGAAGCCGATCAGTCGTTCTACGCCCGCGAGTTCACCGGCCTTCTCTGGAAGGTGCTGCGATTCGAACACGATAGGGGCTTGTTGACTGCCCGGCCGTGGCCTGAGATCGAGGCAATCGTAGACATTGCCGTCCAGAAGCCCTCTGTGGCCAGCCGCAACGCCCGGGAACTGGCGGACGTGTCCCAGATCCAATTGGGGATGGGCGTCGTCAGCAAGCGGACTGCAGCCCGTCAAATGGGGTTGGACTGGGAGGAAGAGCAACGCAACCGAGCGGAGGAGGGACCGAGCCAAGCGCCGGCCCCGTCGATCATGCCCGTCAGGGAAGCGGAGGACAGCTACAGCCCTCCCGAGGCAGCCCGCAACAATGCCCGCCGGGTGCTGAAGTGGCGGGATGAGCACGGGGACGCGGTGGCTGGAATGACTCAAGTTGGATGGACGCGAGCGAACCAGCTTGCATCCGGGGAGAACCTGTCACGCGAGACGGTCGGGCGGATGGCAGCGTTTGCGCGGCACCGGAAAAACGCCGACGTTGCTCCTGAGTACGAGGGCGAGCCGTGGCGGGATGCCGGGCACGTCGCGTGGTTGGGCTGGGGTGGGACCAGTGGCGTTGACTGGGCAGCGGGGATTGTCGGGGACGTGCGGGAGTCGAGCCTAGACGCTGCTGTTGTGGCGGCGTTGGAGTCTGTGTCTAGCCTGCCGGAAGCGCGGGCGATTCTGGAGAATCTGAGCCATGCCACTGAAGCCGGGCAAGGGTGCAAAAGCTGTGGCCGCGAACATCAAGACCGAGATTGCAGCGGGCAAGCCACCTAAACAAGCTGTGGCGATTGCGTTGAACAAGGCGAAGGGCTCGAAGAAGTGAGCGAACTGACCAACCGGATGGGCGTTGAAGCCGACTTCTCGCGTCGTCTGTCTCGCCTCACGTCACGTCAGCGGCGGGAACTGCGGGACATGCTGGGCGACCCCCCGGACGTGCGGAACGTGTCGGAGGCGGATTGGAACCGCTGGGAGGAGGAGCGGCGGCGGGAACTCACGCTGATCCTGTTGGCGATCATCCTTGCCGCGTTGAACCAACACGCCGAGGAGCTGCTTCCCCCGGGTCAACAGCCGAGCGATGAGACACGGACGCAGGCATACCGCCAGGCACTGCTACGGGCGCAGGCCATCGCGGCAGACTCGGCCCGTTCGTCGATCCAGTCCGCCAAGGAAATCATTGTTGCATCGGGCGAGTTGATCCGCACGGGGACGGCGGCAGATATCGAGGGCGTCCTAGCGTCGGCACTCGGCCCGGATCGTGACGCAGTGACAGCGGCGACAACGACGACTCTCGCACAGACCGAGGGAACCAACGCAACCCAATTACTGCTGGCGGCGTTCTCCTTGAACCTCGTGACGCGATGGCAGACCGAGAAGGACGGCAAGGTCTGCCCGATCTGTCGGCCCCTACACGGGAAGTCTGTCGATCTGTGGGACGTGGTGCTGCAGAATCTGCCAGGGCCAGGCGGTGGCAGGGCTGTCGATGAGATCATCAGGAACGGTGGCCCGCCGGCGCATCCAAACTGCCGGTGCTACCTACTGACGAAGGCCGAGCCCACGGCGATCAGGAACCGGGTTCTCTGACCCTCGGGTAAATTTGCCCGAGGGTGCGTTTTGTATGAACGCCCCATTTTCTTAGGGTGGATATTGCGGGGGAGCTGCAGTCGGTGACAATCGGGATATGCGACTCACCGAACAGACGACGATTGCCCCCCGACGAGTTGACCGTGAAGCCGGTCTGATCGAGGGTGTGCGTATCCTGGGGCAGGACAGCCGCAACGGCAGGCGCTACAGCCCGCGTGCGATGGCCGAGGCGGCCCGACTGTACGAGGGTGCTCCGGTCAACGTGGATCACCCCGCGACCGATCGGAAAGACCGACCAATCGCCGAGGCATTCGGCTGGATGCGCAATGTCCGGCAGGAAGCGGGGGCGGTGTACGGGGACCTGCACTACCTCAAGAGCCACCCGCAAGCGGAACTCGTCGCAGAGGCAGCGGAGCGCAATCCGAACCGTATCGGCTTGTCGCATCACGCCGAGGGAACCGTCCGCATGGACGGCAAGCAGGTGATC